CTTTGATAATCTTTTCTGTATAGAAAGATAGAAGAGGATAGATAAAAGAAACAAGATCGTCTGGAATCACATTACTCTGATCAAACTTCCTATGCAAAGAAGCGGCCGGAACATTTGGATTTCCAACAGCTTCTCCAATCCATTTAGGAGTAGAAGAAAGCGGCCCAAAAGCAATTGGATCAGGAACCTTAGATAGAAGGAACTCTCTTGGAGTAGGTATATCCATACCTTTACTCTTAAGATACGTTGTTCCAAACTCAGCTTCATCAACACCAGGCATACCATTTAATCCAGTAGTAAACCAAGTAGTAAGAGCAAGAGCAGCTAGTGCTCCATACATTTTCTTGTTAGAAAAGGTAAACCATTGGTTAAGGTTATTAAGTTTGAAGGTAGACACAGTACTAGCAAGTTTACCCATTTCACCCATTCGTTGGAACATCATTGCTCTTTCTTGAGAAGAGTAGTCAACGAATAAAGTAGAAGTATCCTTGTCAGCACGGATAGCAGCTTCTTTCATAGAATAACCAGCTGATCTATAGAAGTGAGCCATAGTCATGGCAAAAGAACCACGAGTCCATACCTCTGGTCTTTCAATGGTGTATTTACCAATCACCTCAGAAATACCTTCCATACCTTTAAAAACTCCATTAACAGAACCCCAAACAGCTTTTCCTATTGGAGACATACCTGTTGTTGGAACAATCTTTCTATGGATAGTATGTTCTACAAGATGTGGATCTAGAACACCATTCTTAGCAAAGTACTGGAAGTAGTACTTACCTTCAGCAGTCATATTTTCAAACTTACCTAGAATACCATTAACCAAGTCCATAGAACCTATCATAGAAGATCCAGCTTTATTGCCAGTAATACCCTCACCAGCAGCCTTTGAAAAGGCCACAGAGAGGGCAACAGGGACTTGCAGTAACTGAGTAGTTACGAAACCTAGAGAAGCACCTAATGTCCCAGTCAAAGCAGTATTTCTAAGGATAGAAGTCATCTCTTTAAATGAGGATGGGGAAATCCCAAGAAGTTGAGCAGAGAAATCCATAGCGTCAGAGAAGAAAGCTACTTTATCAGTAGTTCTCCCAAAGGCATGGTCAAGATATTGAAGTACATATCTCTTAGATTCAGCCATTCCAATGTCTGGATTAGTAAGAATCTTATCCATATCCTTCATTAATTTCTGTTCTGCTAACCAATGGTATCCGTGATCAATAATGCCTAACTGCGCCTCTAATAGATCAAATGCATTGTTTCTAGCATTCTCCCAAGGACGAGAACCTTCTGATCCAAACACACCTTGCTTTTGTTTAAAGTGTTGTTTGTACCCCATATAGTTTTCTTGTACCTTGGCATAGTAACTAGAAAGATTTTCTTGGAGAATTCTGCTAGAGTCACTCTGGTTTCTTAATAGTTCTAAGACCTCACTAGCCTTGCCATACCTTGCCCCAAGTGAACCTGGGCCTTCATCAAACTTAGGATTGTACTGTACAAGATCAAATGAAACCTCTGGCATTTGTTCTTTAATATAGTCTATAGCAGCTGTAGCTTCTTTCTTAGTTCTTCCAGCAATTACTCCTATAGTATTTCCTTGCGCATCCTTTACAATAGATCTGTATGGGCCAAAGAAGACACCAGCTAAGTAGTTAGGTCTCCACTGGAAGTTCTCTACTCCTTGCGAACGTAGTTCTTCTTGGATTTTTAAACCAAGATCATCTAAAGATTTACGTAGTTTCTCAGCAAATACCTTAGCTTCCGGTCTAATCCCTTGAGGAAGTTCTAATTTCCCTTCTGATTTAAGAAGGGCAGTCATGGCTTCAATAAAGATTTTAGTTCCTTCATTTTTCCCGCGAAGCTGGGAAATTAGAGGGCCAGTGAGTTTATTTACTTCTCCCTTGATTCCGTTTTGAATCTCTTTAATTATTACTTGAACTCGTTTTGTTTCTCCAAGAATGTTTTCCACATTCCAATCAATAAAAGAATTACCTGTTCTCATAGCAGTCATCCGACCACCAGAAGAAAGGTTTTCTCTTAAAGCACGAGCAGAGGGAGTGGATGAGATATCTGTTTCAGTCTTCCATCTCTCAACCATAGTATCTAATGGAATAAGATCTGGAGAAACCGTTTCCTTTAGACCAGGGATTTTAGAAACAGCTGCTTGTTCAGAAGTAACAGAAGTAATTTCTTTTCCATAGTATTTTTGATAAAGATCTTTAGTTACTTTATCATCAATACCACGACCAAGATACTCAGCAAATTCTTTTAGAGATGGAGTCGAATCCTTTCCAAATTTAATTACTTTCTTTACCCCTTCAACAAAGACAGAAGGATCAATAGCTCCTCCTTCTTTTTTACCAACCCCTCCCTTTTTACCTCTTGCCTTAAAATCAAAACCTAGATGCTTCTTTCCGAATTCAATAGAGCGATTATGATTTTCAATTAGACTCTCAAGAACTTCACGTTTCTTGTACAGATTACCTGTATTAACTTCTCCAGTTGAACTTTCAGCTTCTTTGATTCTTTGGTTAACACTTTCGAGACTTCTCTCAAGCTGTTCTTTATAGGCGCGCATCTGGGCAGGAGACTTTGTTTCTTCACGAAGAGGAACCTCTCTTGGTCTACCAGTGTATGGTTCTTCAAAACCTTCTGGAAGTTTATCAGGAAATGGAGGAGCTTCTTGTTTAATAGGTTTTAATTGTTCTCTCACATAACTATTAATACGTCCCTCTACATCAAGAGCAGTTTCATTTTTACGTTCAAGTTTTCCAGTTTCTCTATAGTCACTCCAATGTTGTCTTTCATGTAATTCAACAAAATTTTGTAAATCTTCCGCAGTTTTTAATCCTGCTTTTTCTCTAGTTTCTGGAGAGAGCTTAGACCAAAGTTCAGCAATGTAATTAGGATTAAGACGATAACCATTTTCTGTAGCTATGTATAAACCAGCTAGTTCTTTACCAGTTTTAGGATCTACTTGCTTACCAATTTCAATAACATCTTCAGGAAAAATAGGACGACCTGATACACTATCTACTTCTACATTGGCATTACGATCTCCTTGGAAATAAGGATTACGTACCCCTGAAGTATCTACATCATTGCCTTTAAATGACTGATGGCGCTCATATTCAGCACGAGTCATCGTAGTCCCATCCGGGAATGTTACTAAAGGCTCTCCAACTTGGTAGTTTAGTCTTAATTCTTCTGGAACTTGTTCTGGAGTTCTATATCTTTCATCTACTCTTGGAGTAGTTTGCCCTTGAGTTCCCTGTCTTCTATCTACAACTTGCTTGGTAAAAGGATCAATGTATAGAGATCCTTTTTCATAGAGACCCGTCTTTTCATTATAGATAAATCCCTCAGTCTGTTTAGCGTAAGACTGACCAGTTGCTTCTTCTTGAGAACGAATTGAATCTGACTCTTCTTTTGCTTTGTTTAATTTTGTTTTACTTGGTTCTCTAGTAAGAAGTTCTGTAGCTTTTTGTGCTCCTCGATTAACTCCGTGAAGTAAAACTCCAGCAGTACCTATATTATAAAGAGTACCCGCAAGAGGAGAATCAAACTTTTCATTTACAAAAGAACCTACTTTATCAGCAACTTCTGAAAGTTTATGTATTGGAAGATTAGCTTGTTCATACTCCTTATTCTGAATACTTCCTTTACCAGTAAAGTTCTCAATGAGTTTACTTGGAGCTAGTTCAGAATAGGGAATCTCTGTTCCTGGTATATTACCAGAAGTAATATTAGTTGCCGCTTGTTCTTTAGAAATACCTCCAAGAACCTCTGGCATTATAGTACGGGCACCTTCTATCAAACCAGGAACAGCTAGGTTAACTGGAGCAGCAAAGTCAAGGGCAGCACCAACACCGCCAGCAACTACATTAGTTAGTTTTCTAGGAACAGAAACATCATCAGATTGTTTCTTATACCTAGACATTAGTTCCTGAAGAATTTCATCATCTGAGATTCCTGCTTTAATAGCATCTTCATATCTATAACCAATACGTGAAGAAGCCTCTCTATTTATATCAGAGATAGGAACTCCAGCATTAATTGCGTCTTCAAATCTATAAGATGGCATGATTAAAAGTCAGAAGCTTTTGGTTTATTATTAGTAGTTTGTCCTGGAACAATAGCTCTTGGAGTTGTAACAGCAGGCATACCAGCAACTTTAGGAACAGCAATCTTACCTTCCTGTTGTGGCACTTTAAGTTCAGCAGAAGCACCAAGACTTTGACCATACATAGTCCAGTAATCATTTCCTTGCTTGTCTAGAGTTTCTCCAGTAATCGGATCTCTTCCACTTGTAAGGGCAGCATTGATCTTTGCAAGTTGAATCTCAGGATGTAGTTTCTGGAAAAGAACCAGACGATCTGCATTCTTATTTGCATATTTACCAGCATCAATCCTCATTTGCTCCAGTTTAACTTGATTAGCATTAGACATTCTCTGGATAGCCTCATGAGATTCACGATCACCTTGACGAGTAATCTCTTGATTCTCAGCAGTCCTATCTATTTCTGCCATCTTAGCACGATGGGCTGGGGAATCCATACGAGCTTGCTTGATTGTATCACTAAGTTGTTTAGCGTAGGCAACAGATTGTTGTGGCCCCAATTGCTGTACAATCTTCTGATACTGTGGAGGAAGAGAAGCCATAGCTTGATGCATAGCAAGAGGATTATCAGAGGAAGCCACAGAAATAAACTGGTCTAGACCATTAATAGTCGCTTCAATCTCAGCAGCAGAAGCTTTAGACATATTCTCTGCTAACTTAGTTTTGATGTTGCTATCAAGAGTTTTATAGTCAAGCTGTCCTTTAGAGTAATCAGACATGTTCTTGCCCATGATTCCTTGTTGTCTCCACTGTTCCATTTCTGGATTGGAGAAATCAGATTGAGCACGTCTTGCTTCTACTTCTTTTAAAGCATTGCTTAACTGTGATTCCTGTAGAGCCTGCATATTAGCAGCATCCATCTCAGCCCTACGTTCTCCAGTAGTGAATCCAGCAAGACCACCCCAAGGTTTGTATTCAGTATCAATTCCTTGAATGACTGGCATTATTATTCACCTCCCCACAAATCAGCAAGAGAATAGTTCTTAGAGGCTTCTCCAAGAACATCAAAGATAGGAGCATTCTGATTTCTAATCATTGAAGCATACCCAGGAGCAGCAGAGGCAGTAGCAGCATAGTTATTCTGACCACCAGCAAATCCCTGGGCTAACGCATTTCCTCTGTTAAATTGATTCTTCATCCAAAGAGAAGCTAAGTCAGATTGCATTTTTCCAGAATTAAGATAAGCACCTCTACGACCAGACTTGGCAGCTTGTGCTCTTGCTTGATCAGTAAATTCTCTACCAGCACCAGTCATGAATTCGTTATAACCTGCCTTTGGATCTTGGAAGTTCTGCTGCCACATTTGGTTAGCAGTATCTCCTCTAACTCTATTAGGATCAGTCCAATTGTTAGCTGCATTAAACTGTCTCTCCATGATATCTTGTGCTTTTCTTCCTTGGAATAAAGAATCCAAAGCACCAAGCCCTTTAAGACCTAGCGTTAAAGGGGACATTTTTTGAATTGGAGAAGAACCTCCAATTTGTGTAGTAAGCTTTTTAAAGATATCTGGTAGATTATTCATCTCTAGTCCTTGAGTAAATTGTTGTCCATTTAACGGATTAATATTTCCTGGGGTACTAAGACCAGTACCTGTCTTTCCAGTAAGAAAATCTTTATTCTCATAAGTGTACAGTGGTTCTTGTGCTCCAGTAAGAGGAAAGGTTTTGTTTAAACCAGCACTCTTAGGAGTAACCTCTCCAAAAGAATCAGTAGATCCCCCTCTAGAATTCATACCTTCTAAAGTAGAAGGAGCTTCTGTAGATACATCTTCTAATCCAAGCATTCCTGTGTTATCAGTAGAAGGAGAGAAGACATTCTCAGTAGTTCCTGTAGCAAAGGAAGAACTCTGCCCTGGCATACCGAAAGCATCAAGAGAAGCTGACGGAGAGGAGATTGGTGTTTGACCCAGACTTTCCAAACCAGTAGAAAGATTAGAAGCTACTCCAGGGACAGTCAAAGACTGATCAAATCCTTTTACAGTATCTCCAACCATATTAGTCCAAGCATTGGAATCAGAATTAACAGCATTCTGTAGTCCTTCTGATCCAAGGAATCCAGAATCAGCGGCTCCTTCAAATGGAGTACCAGACCAGTTATCAAGAGCAACATCAGAAGCTGGTGCTCCCATCATGTCTAGACCAAAACCAGAAGCATCTCCAAGAGGATCTAGGGAACCAGCCCACTCCCCTGCCGGAGCACCTCCAAAATCTGTGCCACCTCCAAAAGCATCGTAAGCACCAAAAGCTGAGGTAGCTAATCCTAGAGGATTCTCATTAACTACTGAACTAGCTAGGTTATATGCAATAGCTACTGGACGTAGCACAGGAACAGCAAAAGAAACAATATTTAGAACTGTTCCGAAAAATCCACCACCACCACTCATACTATTCTCCCTTTATTTATAGAGACATTCTTATCATCTCATACGGAGAATCAAATCCATATCGAGACTTAAACAATCTGGCCTGAGCTGGTTTACACCATCCCTGAATCTTAGAGAAACCAGCCTTCCTAAATTCATCTTTAAGATACTCGAAGTCTTCTTCAGAAGCAAACAAATTATACCCGCCATAACTAACAATATTAACTGCTTTGTAATTAGGATAGTTCACAATTTCAGTAGCTATAGCTCCCCTAACCATATCATCTTGATCTAGTATCAACAGAATTTGCATGAGTCCTTGTCTAGCAAGGAGCTTCATCTGTTTTACATCAAGTTCCCCCTCAGATACAAGGAGACCAGCTTGTAGGAAAGGTTCTGCAGTATTCCAGTATCTATCTAGTTGTTCCTTTGATAGATAGTAAGCATTATATTTACGCATAGAAGTTAGGAGATTTATTCTTTGTTGCTAAGTTGTGTGATTGGTAGTGTAAATCTAGCATGTGTACAAAAGGTTCTTGGTTTAAAGTATCTGCAACATCGGCAGGATCTCTGTAAATTCTCACTAGAAAAAGTCCATCAACCTGAATAGTATTACTATTGAGTAAACCTCCAGTACCTCCATTATTTGTAAACTGTACTTCTGCAATCATATGTCCATACCGAGTAGTACTTGCCTGTTGAACAACAGAAACTGTAATAGGAGCTACAAACGGATCTGCTGCTCCACCGGCAGTACCATGTCCGTCTGCATAAGTGATATCAAAGTACCACTTAACGTTTCCTGGAGCACCTGCAGTTCCTCCAGTATCTACCACATTCTCAGACCAATGTACATGGATATACAGATCACTTCCTGGAACATAGTCATGTGGTACATGATAATTAACCCAAGCTTCGTGGAGATGACCAGCTGCAAATTTATATTGGTATACAGAGCCTCTATAAACAACCCAATCAGGATCAGAAGCACCAACACCCTTTGTTTGGATCTGTCCTAAAATATCCCTCCATCCAAACGTAGGAGTAGTAAGATCTACTTTAATTCCAGTACCACTAGTACCAGAAAGATTCAGATTCTGAGATACCTCATTATAATCACTTTGAGTCAGGTGATAATACTGCCCAGTGGTTCCTCCTTGGAGACTCTGGAGTAGTTGATGACTTCTATTAGCAATATCTGATATAGCAGATCCAGCAAAGTTAATAATGTTCCAAGGAACAGAACCGACTGTACTAATATAGTTTCTTAGTTGTCTAAACCACTCAAGCCAAGCGTAACTACCTGTCTGGTCATTAGTTGGTGGCGGAGGTAAACTAGCCATCTTAATGAGTTCCTACATCTACTTCAAATTCAAGTGCTTCAAGTCGGAAGTCTTCGTTTGCCGTATGTCTGATGTTGAACGCTCTCCTACGGAAAGAACCACAACGAGACATAAAAGGACGAGTTGAATTAAGAGAAGTATAACTGTTCCAGGTAACATAATCATCATCACTCCATCTAATAGAGAAAGACGAGTCTAAATCCCCAACTATATTAAGGTTATGCATAAACTTTCTATTCATGGTACTTCCATCATACTTAGAAGTATAGACATCAGCAAGAATAGAAGTACTGTTATCTTGAAATACACTTGGATCTAGTGTATAAAGATAGCCATCGGTATTGTGAAGAAGAGTACTTTTTCCAGATCCTGGATCAGTCTGATAATTATAAGTGAAGGCTACGTGAGAACCTGAATCATTAGAAGACCACTCATGCCAAACCTTCTCTTCCACATCATACACTAGAGTACAAGAAGATAGATTGATAATAAAAAGAAGATGTCCTTTTGTTCTTAATCCATAACCGTTGACAGAAGTGATTGATGCACCTTCAGCATCCAGAATTCTTTCAATTGCTTCTGTACTAACCTTCTTTGGAGAGAACCCTTCTAGCTGCCAGACAGCTCTACCACCTGATTCACTTTGTCCAATAAAGATTAGGAAGCGTTCATTCTCATAGACAGCATACGGAGCTGCACAACCAATCTGGAGCGCAGTACCTTCGTTACGAGCTAGTGGAGATCCAGTAGCGTTTGCAGCATCATAGAAGAATTCAGAAGAATACTTACCAAAAGCAAGGATCTGGTTGTTTTGTCTAGCTAGTCCAAGTACATTGTCAGGCCACATTTCTGCAGAGATGAAATTAGAACTACCCCAACCATAAATATTATCTGCATCACTATTGTAAATATCTAGTGAGTTGGTTAGTGGAAGAAGCATATAACCGTCAATGAACTTCGGAGTTGGAATATGTGGAGTTGGAAAACCACCATATTCCCCCATACAAGTCCAAGTAATTCCTTGATCAACTACTGTGTTACCAATTGCAGTAGGCCATGTAGGTTCTGTAGTAGCATGGCTAGAACCAGAATCAGTTGTTACTTCGTAGTAGTACCCATTCTCTGTGGTTGGAATTACTTTAGCACCAAGAGCATAGTTTGTTGCAGCTACCCAAGCAGATAAAGTTGTATTAACTTGGGTAACAGTTCCACTAGAATTAATTACCCAACCATCAGTACCATCACAGAGAAATAGATAGGATACACCAGCATTGTCGAATTCAACAAACCCTACTTCTCCTGTAGAAGTGTTTAGAGTTTGTTTAGAAGTTGAATTCTCATAGAGAACGTTATCTATTACTGAGTAATGCTTTGAATTCCAATATACTAATCCTCTAGCTGTACCACCACCTACCTTTACTTGTGTACTTCTAGTGAGACCAGGACGCTTTACAGTATAGGCTTTCTTACTGTCAGTAACCTCATTCTTAATACTTTCTTGGAAACAATTAATAAATCTCTGGTCTTTTGTACGAGAAGAGTCTCGATACATAAGAGTACCAATGAGAGGAATCCTCTCTGGTTGGGATGTTAATTGTGTTCCAGCAGTTTGTTGTGTCTTAGCCATTACCAGTTACGCAGGTCTGCTTGCCAGTGAATTGAACCTTCTTCAGTTCCGAATCCAAGAGCTTCCTCTTTAAGTGTCTTTGCTCGTCTAGCAAGATCTTGTCTTTCAGCTAGAGCAAGGCCATGCTCTGGAGCTAACCTATCTGCAAGAAGATGTTTAAGAGCATCATACCATTCTTGAGGAAAGTCAGGTTCATCAGTAGAAGCATCGAAGTCTTCAAATGGACGTTGATAAACTATCTGTACTGTATAATTAGAAGCAGCTGTGGTTGATGGAACAGGAAATAGATACAAGTCACCATAGTTACTTTGAACATCATAGTAATACTGAATTGGATTTCCCTGTGTAGTTTTATTACCAAGAAAATTATAATCAAACTTTGTAAGTTGAGTCATAGGAATATCCAAACCACTTGAAGTTTCACGAAGAAATGCTTGGATAATTTTGAGTGGCTTCGGAGTATTTACTGTCTGACTAAGACCAATTCTGTAGGAAGCAGTTGCTGCAGTAAGTGGTACTGAGTATTGTTTAAGTGCCCAGAGAGGCATACCATCTACTTGCAGAGCTTTAACAAGCATATTAAGAGCTTCGGCACTCTCAGATATAAGAGTAGCTGAGGGAGTCTCTCCTTGAGAGATAGCACCACAAAGACGAAGTGACCCAGCAATGATGGTATTTCTGTCTGTAGAAAAGTTAGTAGATCCTGAAGTACTCATTATGATTGAACTCCATATAAGGTTCCATCTGTAACACCTGCTCCAGAATTGACATATGCTTTACCAGAAACGCATAATCCAGCAGCTCCACCTGCTGTTCCAACAGAACCACCACCAAAGGTGTAGTAAGTCCCGCCATCACCAGCAGTTCCTAAATTTCCACCAGATGGTCCAGTAATGGAATCATAGGTACTCCCTACACCACCTGTAGTGGAAGTTCCAGCAGCAGAATTTGCTAGACCACCAAAGAATTCATGCGTAAGACTTGCTGCCTCTCCTACATTTGAACCAGCACCTCCGCCACCTGCGGCACCACCAGATGTTGAACCACCAGCAGTGTACCCCCCAATATATGCACCACCCCCACCTCCACCTGCAATAGTTCCAGTATTAACTACTATAGTGGTAAGAGTCGTAGTGAGAGCAGTGCCTCCTGCTTCCCCACCACCATTAGGAGCCCAATACCCACTTGAGGCAGACACCCATCTACATGCTGTACCAGCACCACCTTTTCCTTTAATAGTTCCATTATTATAAATGGTTAAAAAAGAACCAGATGGGAATGTAGTGCCAGATGTAAATGCTGGTGTGGAAGTAGATGTTGAACCTACAACCACACTATTATTAATTGTGACTGTAGCTCGTAATGGAACTACTTCATCCCAACCAGCAGAAATAGCTGCTGCTTTAACATTATAGTTGTTAGTGCTGACACTTATTGTATCAATGAAATCAAACCCTACATTTGTAGTAAACGTTGGAAAAGGAAATGTCATTGCAAAGCCTGCCAAGATAAATGTGAAAACCCATTAATTTTGGTAACATATCCAAGGAAATCATACCCATCTGTGACACTAGGAGCTGTTCCTGTAACTTTAGTGAAACCTGATGTAGTAATGAGACCGGCACTGGCATTATTTGTAATTTGAATAATCAATGTACAATTATTTGTAGGGGGAGCTAAAGTGTGGGCTCCACCATTGATGTAATATTGAAAATTACCATTAGCCTCATCAGGAGTAAATGTACCTGTAGACTTAGTGCCTGCACTATAAGGAGTCGCCGAATAACCAACAGTTAAGGTTTTAGTTGTATCAGACTTTAAAGTGTCTACATCGTAAGCTTGTACATCAGTACCTATAACTAGTCCTAATGTAGTTCTTTGATCACTAGCAGTAGCATCATCAAGAATAGCTAGGCCAGCTGAAGTTGGATTTACTGTAGCAAACTCAGTTAAATTTGCTGAATACGCCTGAACAGAGACTCCTATATCAGAACTTTCTAATTTATCAGTATTAAGATTATTTAAATTATCGTCCATCTCTGTCCAAGTAAGACTTGAACCTTTTCCTGCCCTAGTAACTATTGTACTCATTGTAATTCTTCCATATAGGTTTGTCTTGTTACTCCAGAACCAACTACTTCTAAATAACCATCATCAACATAAATTGTAATATAAGAAGTTTCAGTGAAATGATCTTCTGGTTGTGGTCTAGTAAATGGAACAGAGATCTTATCATTCCGTGACCTAATAAAATCTTGGGGATGCCTAGTTTCAAAGCAATCAGAACATACTCTAAAACCGTCCCAACGAAGTTTTGTCTTGGATGCTTTTAACTTTAGAGCACAAACGTCACAGAGAACATTCCAGTCACCTGAAACATAATGCCAACCTTTAGACATTAATCCTCCCTAGAACCATGTATGTACGAACACCCAGTTTCTATCTTAATAACTCTATGGTCTAGTTTAATAAGTTCTTCTCTCAAACCAGACACTGTAGTTTTGACATCTCTGATTTCTGCCTTAATTCCATTAAGTACCCAAACAATTAGAAAACCAATCACTGTAGTTAAGTATGGTAGTATTGAAACTGCAACTGTTTCCATCAGATCATCTCCAGTAGAATTTTATTAATCATGCCATCTCCCATATATACAGTGTTTTCTTTCATGTTCTTTTGTTTCTTCTGTTGAATTGTAGTACAGGATTATAAAACAAGGATCTTTTTCTATTAGAGGTATTCTAGCACAAGCAAGCCTTTTTTTATTTACTGGTAGTTTTCCACCACAGAGAAGATCCATTTCATCTTCTGATTTAACAATAAAAGGGACAATAACAGGATTCTCTCTAAAGAACTCAGGATGGAAAGGCTGCTCAAATATTGCACAACCAGCTAGAAAACTAATTAATATTAGTTGAAGAAACAATTTCCTCATATTGATCCTTGGTCAGGTCAGGCCAACCTGCATAGGCCATGTTGCGCTTCGAGTAGTCGCCCTTGTGCTGAATGA